GTGTTTCGTAAAGTTGCTCGTGCAGCTGCAGGTGTCATATGTCTCGCATTATTTGCTGTTACGTTATTGTTACGGTTAGGGGACCGGTTGGGGGACCGGTTCCGAGTGAGACTCGCGCTTGGCATTTACTATCTCACAACACTTTTATATAGAATTTTTGGAGCCTTTCGAACGACCGACCATTTCAGCGCATTATAGTGGCTGGGCGCGTATGCACGCATTTTGTTGAGCGCGCCAAGAGCAATCTGTTTCGTATGAGGCGAGAAATTACCTGGTGAAAAGTAATAATTTACCATTGCATTCACCAGATTATTTGCGTGTCTGTTTCTGGTGGCATTTGTCGCGAGGCTGAAATTTATCGCGGTTCTTCCGAGCGCCTGAGCGTGACGATTGTTCGCGAGACCACTGATTCTGATGGCTGCAGGTAAGAGAGTTTTAGCCATCTGAACCGTCGCTTTTCCTGCAACCGCCCGAGCTGTACGGGAATTTGCGGCAAGTGAAAACGGACCTCCGACCAGACGAGACGGTGGGCGACTTGCCATTTCTATTTACGACCAAAAAATTTCGAGTACTTTTGGTGGATCCACTTGGCGTCAGCCTTGTAGATGCGGGAGGCACGGGGGGCGGTGCGCTTGGTCAGGGTACTGATGGCAACCAGACGCTTGATAACTGCGTGAGGATCCTCCTTTCCCTTGGTCACGGCACGCACCAGCGATTTGTGGCGATTAGTCATCGCCTCAACTGGGTGGTACCCGTACCGGGTCAACATGCCATTCTTGAGCTTTCCGATAACCTTGGGACCCTTTCCAGCCGCACCCACGTCTGGGATGGGAACTGGGCGCACACGGGATACACCTGCTTTGCGCACATAGGAAAAGGTTTTGCCCTTCTTATGGACTGTTATACGCTTGGATAGGCGATGCATGGTATATCCTGCTCGCAGAATAGAACTCATTTATATTTACTTTGAAAAATTTTGCGACAACCCAAGCATAAACATCTTGAGTTTACTCTCATTTGACGCATTAAAATCATATATGTCATCATCGGGTATATCTATATCATGTGTAGGGACTGCGTATACGTGCCGCATTTTCATATTAGAAAACAAAATACTCAATGCATAGCTCTTGAGATCCTTGACGTCGGAGAGACGCCCCCACGCAATCCTGAGAGCTAAGGTGTCGCTTCGGTCTACGAATGGACTTGCGGCAGTAGTTTCCACCGTCGCACCATCCACGTAATTATACCCATCACTGAGTTTTACGGGTGCGAATAAAAATGGAACAGCGATTGTGGCTGAAACAGCGTCGAGTACACTCATATTAGGCGAAGAATCTATATTAAAGTAAATTGTCTTCATAAAATCCACGCAATATGCCGATAGGTGAAGTTTTATAGGATTCAACTCGTACAGTTCCTTGAACGTGACGTCATCCTTTCCTATAAATTTTCTACACAAATCTGCAAAAATTTTTCTAACTTTTTTAGACGAAACTAATCCATAATTGTTCAATAGACTTTTAATATTTGGTTTCATTATGTCTCCGACTGGAACAGTCAGTGAATAGTCGAGAATACCCTGAATATTTCCTTGTGAGAGTATGTATATAAAAGCTACCATACCACCCGCACTTGATCCTGAAATTTCCTCGAGATCCCCGAGTTGACCCTCCTGTTTTAGTTTTGTTAGAACTCCGAGATACATAAAGTAGCCCATGGCTCCTGGTCCTACCACAAGGTGCTTGACCATCTCCTATTTTAATACAAAATTAGTTTCTTAATAATACTCGGGGAACTGTCCGCGTAAGAATGCATAAAACAGGGAAAATATGAGGGTATGAACCCCGATCGCAGCAGGTCCTGATGATGGGAGACTGAAAATAACCCCGGGAGTCAATGCCACAAACAGCACTCCCGGGACGATGATATCAGCGGTGGTCACATTGAATTTAAAGATGAACTTGATAATCAGGTAACTAAAGATACAGACTAAAAGGGCGTGCATGCACACCTGAACCAAAAGACCTGAACCGGGTGGGAATCCCACCAAGAGTCCAGGGCTTAGGATTGCAAACAAAAGTGCTGGTGTCAACACCTTTGGAGAAGTGATATCAATCATTTATTATACATTTACATTAATATCAAACCATTTGTAGAAATTTTCAGGATCGACTCGTTCTTTTACGATCTGGATCCGCTTGATTGCTAACCACGCCCTAACTGCGTGATCTGTTGGGTTGATCAGATAATACATTTCAGGACGAAGTAAAAGTTCAACAAACTTTGTATAGTTGCAACTATTTTTCATCATCAAATAGTTGTCATTGAGGTATTCGTTGAATATGGTCCAACCGTCGTGAATCTCTTCAGAGTACATAGCTTCCCAATCCTCGGGATCGAGCTCGTTGACAAACTCGTCTGAATCATCAGAATCCCACGACTGTTCGAAAGTGTAAGCGTCACGCGAGTACTCGTCGTTGACACCCATTTTGTCTTATTGTAGTTACGTTCAGTCTCTCTAAGACAGGAGCTTATTGATGCCAGATACGTTGACACCTGCAACCTCCTTGACGTCGACTGCGTCCTGGATGGCGTTGAAAGCGCCCTCGACCTGAGCCTCGTTCCCTCCAAAAAAGGTGGTGAGACCCTTCTTGATGACGTCTTTTGTGATACTACCCTTGACCGTTTTAAGCTTAAAATTCACCTTGACCTTGTCCTGGACATTCACGGTGTCAATTTTATTATCCCCCATGTGTTTAGTCACAAACTTGCGAAGCTCCTTTTCACGCTGATTCAGCGTAGAGAGATCTTTGCGAGCTGCGGCGAGCTGAGTCTTTATAGCGATCCACTCATTCGTAGCATTTTTGAAGTCCATTCCTAAAAGAAATGATCATTTTTTTAAGTCGACGTAAATTTCGAAGGAATTTACTAATATTCGCGCTCAATCTCAAACTTGGGGCGCATCACATCTGGGGGGATGGTGCTGAGGTTGAAGATGGACACTGGGGTGCGGGGGTTCAGTGGCTCGCTGCGGAAATCTTGGTTGGCATTACGCAGGATGCCGCCGATGGTCTCTGGGTAGCCAATCTGGCTGCGTGGGTCCAGGTAGTTCTGGTTACCCATGATCTTGTCTGGGCTGAACTGACCAAAGTCCTCGGTTGCCACCACCTCGCGGGGGATCAGACTGGCGGAAGACACGGAGCTACCCCCCTGTGTTGCGCCGGAATAGCTGGCACCCATAGTCTTACCGTCCGTGATGGCACCTGCACCAATTGGCTGGGCTCCTGAGCCGACACCGTACGAGCTGCGGCATGTGGGGGCGAAAATCATCAGAAGGATGACTGCCGCCAGAACCAAAATTACCAGTCCCTTGCGATTCATTTATTATAAGTTGGTGATATTTTTTTGGCTGGAGTCCCAAGTTCCGAAGGAACTTGTCCTTTGGAGGTCCTGGGGAGGGTCTGGACTCAGTCCAAATAATCTGCTGGGTCATCCTCCTCCTCGGGGTCGTCCGTGAACAGATATTCCTTGGGGAATGACGCCTTCTGCGAACCACCCCGGACGCGCACCTGGACGACGCGCCAGATGGGACCGAACGACTTTTTCAGGAACCACAGACCGGACAGCTCGAGAAGCACATCACACTTCGAGCCTGGTGCCACCTCCTGGAGCTCGACGGAATTCTTCTGAATGTCGAATGCTGTAGTGACCACCTCACCCTTCACCGTTGCCAGTGTCGCGCTGATGACATCATCAGTCACGCTCTCCTGGAAGGCGTTTGCAATCGTCTCGTCACTGAGCTCCTTGCCAAACCACTCGACACGGGACTCCTTGGCCTGTGTAAGCAGATCATTGTCAATAGTAGTAAACAAATTAGAATTATCCACCTTGAAATTGACAGTCTTGGCGGACAGTGAATCCTGAAGAGTCACACCATTCACCTGATGACGAGATCCGTTAATCTTCAGAAAGTATCGACCATCTGGTAGTTTCTGGGGCTTTCCGTACTCCATTGTACTATAAACAAAAATATTCTTTAATGTTAGATGAGCGCGTGCAGTGCTGAATTTGTAAATTCAGGATGCCAGTGTTTGACCGATCCCCTGGATATAACAACATCCATCTGCGGTTACATAAATAGACAGAACGGTCTGGTGTATCCATGCGATCTCGGGTGCTGTGTGCCCACGTGTCAAAACGTCGGACCGTATCCAATTTTCGATGAAGATTTCAGACCGTCTGGGGGCGGTGCTTTGCCCCCAGGCTTTAACGTCAATTTGCCACAGAGTGATGAACCTTCAAATACGGAAGGAGCTGCGTCATTTTCAACCCCGCAGACCCCAGAGGACAAGGTTTGGCAAATTGTTTTCAAAGGTTTCGTGTTTTTGGTCATCATTCTACTCGCCATGTTGGCACTTAAAGCCCTGTCGCGTGGGTAGATCATAAGATGGCTACCACCACCGATGTTCCCGTTACTCTCGACACCCTGATGAAGGAGCTCAAGGCTGTGCGCAAGGAGATTCGCAAGATTCGCCAGCACATTGAGGACCCCACCGGTGAGAAGCAGGAGGCTCGTACCAAGAATAACGGTTTCAATAAGCCACAGAAGGTGACTGACGCCCTGAAGACTTTCCTGAGTCTGGCGGATGGCGAGATGATTTCTCGTTCGCAGGTGTCAAACCATATGAACAAGTATTTTGAGGCGAACAACCTGAAGGCGGGTCAGAAGATTAGCCTGGATGACAAGCTGAAGGCTCTGCTTGAGGTACCAGAGGGCACCCAGCTGACGTTCCTGAACCTGCAGCACTACCTGAGCAAGCACTACATCAAGGATGAGACGGTGGAGAAGAAGCCACGTGCCAAGAAGGTGCCCGCCACCCCAGTGGGTGAGGCGTCCGCCGATGTCGCCCCCCCAAAGGAGAAGAAGGTTCGTCCAAAGGTGGCAAAGCCCGCAACTGCGTGAATGACTTAAAACTAAACCTCGTGTGTAATATAACATAACCAATGGAGTCTCCTCCAATTTTGTCGCGTGATGAACTAAATTCCCTTGTCGGGACAAAAATCAAAAATATCGAACTGTATCAACGGGCTTTCACTCACAAAAGCGCGTTGAAGCGGTACTCTGGTCTTACAGCCTCTTATGAAACTCTCGAATTTATGGGGGACTCTGTCCTAGGATTTATAATCACAAAACACTTATTCGATCTCCATGAAAAGGAACAAGAGGGGTTTCTCACCAAAGCCCGGACAAAAATGGTCCGAGGTAAAACCTTGTGTGAAATTTCCAAAGTGCTTGGTCTCGATAAACTCATCTTGATGGATGAAAAGGGTGAGCGTAATGGGTGGAACACAAATGAGCACATCATGGAGGATGCATTTGAGGCGGTCGTAGGCGCCATCTATCTTGACCTCGGGATGATTCACGCCAAAAATTTTGTCCTCAATTCATTCACAAAGGTTCAGACATCACTGATTGATGATAATTACAAAGACCAACTCATGCGATGGTGTCAGGCGCTCAAGTACGCCCTGCCTGATTACCGGCTCGTGAGTCAGGTGAATGGGCAGTTTTTCATAACCGTCGTGGTTGATGGAATGGATTGCGGTTCTGGATTTGCAACTACAAAAAAACAAGCTGAACAAAATGCTGCTGAGATTGTACTTAAAACCGACCCACGTTTTAAGAATAAGAAGATCCCTGTTAATGGACCAAGACAGGATACTGATTCGCGCGAAGGAGCTTCTCGCGGCTGAATACGCCGAACAAAGATCACAGGAATGGTTAGATTTGCGTGACAATATGATTACAGCGAGTGACATAGCAAGCGCAATTGGCGAGAATCATTATGAAAGTGTTGACGCCTTTATTAAGAAAAAGGTGCTCAAGACGAAATGGGCGGGGAATGCAGCCACACAGCACGGGACGCTTCTCGAGCCTTTTGTACGGGATTTGTACGACCAGACAACGGGTCGCAAGTCCCATGAGATTGGGCTCGTTCGGCACCGGACGTACACTTGGCTCGGCGCATCACCTGACGGGGTTACCGAGGATGGGCTACTCATAGAAATCAAGTGTCCTTTGACACGTAAAATCGAGGCTAAAGTTCCTAAACATTACTTGCCCCAAGTCCAACTCCAATTGGAGATTACAGATCTAGAGGAGTGTGATTTTATTCAATTCAAGCCCCAAACTGGTGATAAACCTCAAGAGTTTGTCATCGTACGAGTCAAGCGCGACCGAGAGTGGTTTACAACGAATTTCCCAGCTATGCAAAAAGCGTGGGACCGTATAGTTGCTGGTCGGACCCACGGTCTGTGTGAGATTGCTGAGGATGTCGAGTCTCCCCCCTGGGTTAGAGGAGAAATCTCTTGTGATATTAGAGAAGATGAGTTGCAAACACAAGAACAAGTTTCTGACGTGCAGGGATTGTAAAATGCAATGCTGCGCTGGATGCATCCAATCTGAGGCGCACTCGTGCCCGATGCTGGAGCAGCGCGTCCTGGCTGCTCGGGAGGAACTTGCTAAGAAATTACCCAAGGTGGAAGCTCCTAAGATTATAAAAATCATTTGAGTTTCATACGCCCGAAAAAATAAATCACAAATACGGCAATCAAAAGAATCAAAAGAAGCTTGATATCCTTTGAGGTGCCCGCGCCTCCGGCTGAGCGCCCAGTTTCCCAACTCCATGGGAGCTCTGGGCGGCGCCATGTGATGCGCCCGTTCGAGTACTCCAACTTGCGTGCTGGGAAAAGCATATACGGCGCGACACTGGGAGCTGCGGTCTTTAACTTCATGTTTCCAGCATTATCGGTGCTGTTCATGATTGGGATGACGTCATTCATCCGCATGGGGGTTTCATCGATGCCCGTGGTATAAGAGCCATCCATAAAAAGGTCATTTCGGAAACCATCAGTGTTGATTCCGAAATCACCGGTCCAGGTTGTAGGGTTGAATTTATCAATCTGGAGACGGTCATCAATCATAAGTGTCGATGCCATTCTATTATTAAGTAGCTACATTTTCTTTGTAAACTTTTGTTTTGATTTTCTGCCTGTGGAGTTCCCACATTTCGTCAAGGTCCACGTTGAGCATATGAGCCAGCTGAAAGAGGTAACTGAAGACGTCCCCCATTTCCATAGTAACGTCTGTCCCCCTGTCCTTTTTGAGTCCAGTCTTTTTGTAGATTCGCTGGTTCTGTCGAATTGAAGATGCCAATTCTCCCATTTCTTCATTAAGTAACATCCAGACGACACTGACGTGCGCCTTGTCCCACCCCTTCTGTCGGCACATCGTAGCAGTTTCATCACGAAACCTATTCATTAGGTATTTAACGCGTTGTCTCTCTATGTACTGTTGAGTTTTTGAAAGATCTTTCTGTATCTGAAAATAAAAAATGTCGCAACTATGAGTGTAACCAGTTCCGCCCCTATTTTCCAGTTTTCCACCACATTGGGATTTTCAGTTTTGGTCCGAGCCCACGGCTCTATGACCGCGTTACTGAACAATCTGACTGTACGTTCTATAATAAAAAACATGAAGAAACCAATCACGATATCATCAAGAGCGCGCATTTCTCTACTAAGTTGAAACATTATTCTTCATCGCCTGCATCATACGATACACTGCGTATACGCAAATTATACAATTAATACACCCAAAAATTCCTTCAAATATATATGAACATTTTGCCATTTCAGGACCTATTGGCTTATTTGCACAGGCTCCCATCCGTGAAATCCATGATATACACTGTACTACCATCTGCGCCACACACGAGGCGATGCAAATCATGATAACATCAGAAAACGCCATTTAAAATATACCAAACTTAAAATTTGTGGGAAGCTTGTTGCCATATGTGCTCGTGCTGGTAGGTGCCGCCATGGGCACTGGGTTCGAGCTAATGTCCCGCAGGTAAATCGCCTGCTGGAGGACACCGGTCGAAATGGTCCGGATTGCACGCTTAACCACCTCGACATTCATGGCAGAGACTTGCTGGCGTACGTTTGTGTTTGGATCCCGAACGAGATCCGTATAGACCACGCGCATCAGGGCTTGGAGATCGGGGTCACTTTGTCTGGCAATTTCCACGCCAGTTTTCGCCTTGACGCTCGAAATGATGTTTGAGTGGATCCCTTCACGGTTAAAATCAGAAAAGTAGGCATCGCCCAGGGGGGTTGGGGTCGAAAGACGAATTGGCTTGAGTCCGTAAGTCTCCATTGACATAGGCACATAAAAAAAACAAACGTGAAAATTACAATGAAGGTCATCAAGCGCTCCGGGGACAATGTCGAGATGCTGTTTGACAAGGTGACCCAACGAATTTCAAAACTAAATAAGGCGCCAGAATTTGAACCTTTGAATGTCCAACCAGACAAGGTGGCTCAGAAGGTTTTCACGAGCATGTACGATGGCATCTCAACAAGTGAGATTGATAACCTGTCAGCCGAGGTGGCGATCGGTATGATTACAGAGAACCCTGACTATGAGGTACTTGCCTCCCGTATCGTAGTTTCTAACCTTCAAAAGACGTGTCCTAAAACATTTAGCGATGCAATGGTTGGGCTGCACATCAAAGGAATCGTATCCGATAAATTCATGAAGTACTTGTCTCTCAATATGGACACGTGGATTCAGCCGAAGCGTGATTACGATTTCGGATATTTTGGGGTCAAGACTCTCCAGCGTGGTTACCTGAACACGGGTGAGACCCCACAGTATCTATTTATGCGAGTAGCCGTAGGAATTCACGGCGACGATTACGCCCGGGTCCGCGAGACATATGACCTCATGTCTCAAAAGTATTTTACTCACGCGACACCGACTCTGTTCAATGCAGGAACCCCTCGCCCCCAAATGTCAAGTTGTTTCCTAGTAGCCATGAAGGATGATTCGATTGAGGGCATCTACGACACGCTCAAGGAGTGCGCTCAGATTTCCAAGTGGTCTGGGGGTATCGGAATTCATTGTTCTAACATCCGATCAAACGGTACTCCGATCAAGGGGACCAATGGCGTAGCCGACGGGATCGTGCCTATGCTTCGTGTGTTTAACAATACGGCTCGGTATGTGAATCAGGGTGGTGGGAAACGCAAGGGATCTTTTGCCATTTACCTCGAGCCGTGGCATGCTGACATCATGGAGTTTCTCGAGCTTCGCCTGAACCAAGGGGATGAGGAGATGCGCTGCCGCGACCTTTTCACAGCGATGTGGATCCCAGATCTTTTCATGCAAAAGGTTGAAAAGGACGAGGATTGGCACCTGATGTGCCCGCGTGAGTGTCCAGAACTCCCCGACGTGTACGGTGAGACGTTTAACGAGCTTTATAGAATGTATGTCGCCCAGGGGCGTTTCAAACGCAGGGTCAAGGCGCGCGAAGTATGGGACGCGATCCTGAAGAGCCAAGTGGAGACTGGAACGCCCTACATGTGCTACAAGGACAGCGTAAACTCCAAGTCGAATCAGAAAAATATCGGCGTAGTCAAGTCGAGCAACTTGTGCACGGAAATTATGGAGGTTTCTGGTCCAGATGAGACGGCGGTGTGCAATCTGGCGAGCATCTGTTTGCCAACATTTGTGAAAGAGACTGCGTGGGGGAATGAAATTGAAAGTGGTGTTAGACTCGACGTAGACTTTCAAAAGATCGCTGAGGTGACTCGGGTTATTACACGTAACTTGAACCGGGTCATCGACAAGAATTATTACCCGACGGAAGCGGCGCGCAAATCAAATTTGCGTCATCGCCCCATCGGTATTGGGGTCCAAGGTCTGGCGGATGTATATATGATGCTCGGTATTCCATTCGACTCAGACGAGGCTCGCGAGATCAACAGGGATATCTTCTCCGTTATATATTTTGCGGCGCTCGAGGAGTCGTGTCTGCTCGCCAAGGAGGAGGGACCTTATGAGACATTTAAGGGATCTCCCGCACACGACAAGAAACTTCAGTTTGACCTGTGGGGCAAGACTGATCGTGGGTTCGACCACCTCAAAGACCGTATTGTCAAGTGGGGTCTTCGCAACTCGCTTCTCGTGGCACCGATGCCGACCGCGTCAACCGCCCAAATCATGGGCAACAACGAGGCGTTCGAGCCGTACACGACCAATATATACCTGCGTCGGACCTTGGCGGGCGAGTTTGTCATGGTGAACAAGCACCTGGTTCGTGACCTGCAGAAGATTAACAAGTGGAGCCCTGACATTAAGACGGAGATTGTGCGCCAGGGTGGGTCTGTTCAAACACTCGATATTTCCGATAAGCTCAAAGAGATTTATCGGACCGTGTGGGAGATTCCACAAAAGAGTCTTATTGATATGGCAGCTGATCGCGGTGCATACATTGATCAGTCTCAGTCACTAAACATTTTCATGGAAAACCCAACACTGGCGAAGCTTTCGAGCATGCACATGTACGGCTGGAATAAGGGGCTCAAGACGGGTATGTACTACCTGCGGACTCGATCCAAGGCAAAGGCACAACAGGTGACTGTACCAGTTGCACTTACAAAGGAGGCGTGTTCTCTCGCAAACCCAGAGAGTTGTGAGATGTGCTCGGGTTAAGGGACCACTTAAAAATTAAAAATTTGATTTTAATATGTTGGACTCGAAAATTTGGCGCAATTTGCCAACAGAAATAATTCGAAAAATAATTGAATGGTCCGAACCTTCGATCGATGTTCAATTATGTTTCAAAATTCCTCCAAAAAAGATAAAGGAGGCAAAGGCATGGAGACTCTGGTACCTCCTCAAGTCCCATGACGGTATAATTTATAATATAGAATCAAAATCCCTGCATAATTTTCATATACCTGGATATCATATCATCAGACGCCCGATAGAACTCAATTACCACACGGCGGGTCTATGGATTTTCAATGATACTGAAGAGGAACACATGTTTGAAGTGACTTCACCGTGTGGAATTTTCACATCATTAGTGACCAAAGATCACTGGGCGACGGAAATGCGTGTCCTGTTAAGGGGTTCTGGGTTAGTTTCACTTGCGTCCAGTCATGTGCCATAATTTATTCGTCCAATTTTGCCAGTTGTTTTGGGAGGTGCCATGGCGTCCGCGCTCCATGCCCTGGGCGAACAGATTCCGGCGGATCTGTGAACTCGTAGAGTTGCGTACAAGTTCATTCACCACCTTATTTCTTGCACCATGGAGTTTTAACAAATGCTTTTTGTGAATGTTGCGCGCCGCCCGTGTAGCGTTTAGGTAATTCGGGTCACGAAGGGCGTTCAACGCAGTGGCTTGTGCATATAGTCTCTTCTTTTGAGAGTTATAACTCTTATTCACCTTTTCTTTGGAATTGTCTAGTCTCTGGACGAGCGCGAGCAGTCTGCGGTTCTGGGCGTTTGCCGCCGCCGCCTGGGCTCGGAGGTTACGAATAGACTGTGAAGAAACCTTCACTGCCTGACGAAGCTTGTTCCACCGTCTAGTGGAATTTGATCTCTCATTGATCGGTGACAGACTTGAGGGGCGGCGCGTCGCACTGGGGCGGTATTGTCTCGGTGACTGACCTTTTAATGTATGACCCATGAGTACTTAAAAATATCAGACATTTTATTTATAATGGTATTCTGGAACGAAATTGATCGCATGACTATAGACTGGACGCAGTTTGGAAAGGAGGAGGGGCGCTGGAAGTACAAGCTCGGCGACGGACCTATGAGATTTCAGGTGCCACGTGGTAAGTGTACATGGGGCGTATCCTCTTACAAGTCTTTTCAGATTGATATTTCTGATCCAAAATTCATAGAGTGGTGGAAGGAGCTCGAGTCACAGCTGTGTCCCCAAGAGCCTTTCAATTCTAATCTAAAATTGACAGATAATGGGGCGTCCCTGCGCATCAAGGTGGATGATGCGACATATATTTTTGATGAAAATTCAAAGCAGCTCACGCCTGTAGTTGAAGAGGGACTCTTCAAGGGGCGTGACCTGTCCTGTTTGATAGATATCGAGTCAAATTATTTTTTCAGGGGATCTTGGGGACTTACCGTACGCGCTTACCAGGTGAAATATTACGGGGGACCTGAGGAGCCAAAGAGGGAGGTTGCTGAGGAGCCACTCAAAAAGGGAATCTGCGCATTTATTTAACGACGCACCACCCGCCGCCGACGGGGTGGGACGCGGTACCCACCTGACTTGGATGCAACGTAACTAGCAGATGAACCGTAATAATAATTTGATCTTACCGGAACGATACGCTTCCCATTGTTCCTGTAAGCTATATTTGAGTTTCTCACGGATCGTTTCTTATTATTCATATTGTAAATAAAGAGAAGCCCGCGATTATTCTCGAAAACCCAGCGCTTATCGCGATTCAGTTTTTTAGTTTTAGTCGCCTTATTTCTACCGTTATTTGACAAAAGACGCAGCAGATTTTCTCTGCTGACCATTAATTTAAGGTGTGAAAATTATTTACTTGCTGTAGATTTCGCGCGCGCGAGTAAGCAGGGGTCCCTGGACCAGCGCAAAGCCCTTGATGCCCAGCTCCTTCTTTGCCTTCTGGACAGCCTTAATCCATGGGTTGGTCTTCTCATCCTTGGACTTCACCTTGGACACAAGCTCACCTGACTTGCGATCTTTCTTGAGGTCTTTCTTCTTCAGACCGCCTGCAGTCTGGGTAGCGTTTCCGTGGTACACTTGAGCGCGCGTGCCGACAGTCATTTTACTAAGGGACGATATTTTATTTGAAAAGGGTCGCTCTATTACACCGCGAAAATCTTCTTCAGAGTTTGCACGTTAATCTTGGTCTTGGGGATGTTGGGGATGACCGACTCGAGCCGCGGGTCGTTCAGGATTTCAGCGCAAATCTTCGCCTTGCCGTCCTGCAGATTCATGATGCTCATTTCCACGCTGGGAAGTGAGTCATCACCTGTGTACACTAGTCTCCGCACCGTCACCTCGCGCAGCTGCCCCGTGCGATGCGCCCGCCCGATCGCCTGCAATTCCGTCGCCGGGTTCCAGCTGGGGGTGGTGATATAAACCCGCGTCGCCTCTTGGAGGTTAAGACCCACGCCGCCCGCCTTAATCTGGATAAGCAGTACCGCATTCGCCGGTCCCGTCTTAAACTCAGCTATGCACTTGTCCCGGTTTTCGCCAGTCACCGAGCCGTCGATACGCAGAATAGGCACCTCGATATCAGACAGCCGCTTGTGAATCTCATTCATCTCACCGGTAAACTGGCAGAAAATCAGGCTCTTTTCCTTGGGGTGGGTCTGGATAAGCTCCACCAGAGTATCCATCTTTTTGGAGCGCCCCTCCCACAGGACCGGATCTGACTCCTCCTTTTTAGCCATACCGTCCAGGTAAAGCTGGGGGAAGCACAGCACTTGCCGCACACGCAAAAGTGCCTCCAGGAGTTCCATCTGGCGGTGGTTCACATTAGCCAGCTTGGAAATAGACCGGACCACATCCTGCCCATAGCCAAACACCTCAGAATAAAGCGCACGCTCCTCAGGGTACATCTCAAGCTCCAAATTCTCAAAGTCGCACTTAGGCAGCTCCAGACGCTTATTGTGCTGAGCCAAATCCACCTTGGTACGCCGCAGCACATACTGCTTGCGAACGTCCTCAGTATAGCCCTGGGTGTATTCGCGCGGCAGACCCAGCCAAGCCGCAAGGGTCACGAAATCACGCATCGAATTGAAGACTGGGGTACCCGTCAGAATCCAGCGAATCTTTGACCGAAGGGTTTTGCAGACGACATAGGTCTTGCTCTTAGGGTTGCGAATCTCGTGACCCTCGTCGAGAATTATGCGGTCCCATTCGACCGCCGTAAGAGGGCACGGCTTTTCGTCCACCTTGCGAGGCAAGACTGAATAGGGTGCTATGATGATATTCGGAAAGGGGTCCTCCTCATCAGGCATTGTCCGCTTGATACCGCTATACATGTGAACAGTCAGGCTCGGAGCGAAGCGCTTAATTTCCGAGACCCACTGCCCTACGATAGACTTGGGTACCACTATCAGTGTCTTAGGTTGCGGGTTGATGAGCATAGTCGCGATAATTTGGACCGTCTTTCCGAGACCCATTTCGTCACACAGAAAACCCCCAGGGTAATTCGGTGCCATTTCACGTGCCGTCATCCACTTGACGCCGTCGTGCTGGTACGGCGAAATAAGGCGAGTTTTGAGCAATTTGGAAGACATGGTCGGTCAGTCGGTTGCGTTTGCCTTTCTAGTCCCTCAGTTGGCTCAAACCTTGACATGACACGAATTTTTTGTCTTGCTCTTGTAGTAGTATGGCAACGAGGAGAAATAGACTAATGGGAATTGGAACTGGAAAATCTCCATATACCCCTGGTCAGCAAATAGCAAATATGGTCGCTATTCAAAATGTACAGGAAGCTCACGCAGCGAAAATTGCGGCACAAATGGAAACCACAAAACTTGCTCAGGCAATCATGGGTATCATCAAAAAGGGAATTAAACCAAGCGAGTCGGTCGCAGAGGCGGCGGTAACATCACTTTCTCAGGCTGATCAGAGTCAAAAAGTGCTTGATTTATTAGCTGAATTACTCAAGGGACCACCGGTCGATAAAAGAGCCTGTCCTATCGATTCTATTGGTGATGCGTATTTCGCAGGGCGTAAAGTGGGGTGCGTCTTCGGGACTCCCACCAATCCTATTTTTAAATTAAAATTGAATGGAGCCAACCAGACATCATGGAAGGGGTGGAAGCTGGTTCCCCGTCCCACCTCTAATTCCCGCATGAGGTTCGACTTTGTCAAGGAGGAGTACGTGTTTAAAAATAAAAAATCACTCGAAGAACTTGCTCCCCAATATTTGAACAAAAATATTTCAGATTCTATTTTGGCAATTATCAAGGGACAGGTCCACCCCAAGACTGTGAATGATATTTTGACAAAGGCTCCAAAGAATAATGTATCTGATGCTATCGTCGCTGCGGTAAAAGCTGCTCTTGCCGGTCACGCTCCTAAAAAAATCAATGCAGTTGTTCAGGCTTCATCGTCAAGCAATTTAGTAAACAAATTGGTGGCTCTCATCACCACACCTGTGAACACCACCACACCCCTGGCACGGGCAGAGGGTCACACAGGTCTTGGTGGTTTTTTAAGCAAAATATTCAAGGGGACTCCACGTTTCCCAACGTTTGGATCTTTTGTACTCAATCCACTCACGCTTCTCCCTCAGTTTATAGATGGTATCGCAATTCAAAGAGATCTTAGAGGATATTTCATTATGAAGAATGGAAAAAGATTTCGAGTTTTTCAGCGTGGACCTAAACTGGTTTCCGAGGAAGGTCACGAGTCAGAAACCGCTAAGACAAGCGAAAATGCAAAGGGTCGTATTGCTGCACTTATTGAAAAAATAGGCACCCTCGCAGAAGCTATACGAATTGCAGCGGCGGCGCTTAGTAACTCGAAAAATACAAAGGCGCGCCAGGAAGTTCTGGACCTCGAGAAAAAGTTATTAGAAGCTTTTGCAGAACTCAAAGCTCTTTATGAAAAGATGTTCAAAGAGGGTGGTGTGAACACGCCACCAAATAATTACAACGCCGGAAATGTGTCGAGATATCTTTATTCAGGTGAATTCGCAAAAATGTCATCAACCGCTCGTTCGCGAAAATTGGCTGAACTTTTGAAAAAGTACCCCCCGAGATCAAAGGCGCGTGATGTCGTGAAGACCAGAGTTCTCGAGGAAATTCGGAACGCCGGACAGAACCGGAATGCATCCGTGGCGCAACGTCGTCTCCAGAATTTACGCACGAATATTCGTCCTGCCCTGAGTATGTTGCACAACCGGAATCTCACGCGTGCATTGGGTGTCGAAGGTGGACGCGCGGTTCAAAACTTGCGAGCAGTTAATGAATATCCTCGAGGCGAGCGCCGCGGTGAGCGCCGGGGCTACGACAATTACGGACGCCGGTACGGGGACAACAGACGCCGTGGTTACGATAATTACGGGAGCCGTGGCGGATATGGCAAC